GTCATTGGCTGAACGCCTACCAATTCGTTAGCAATAACGGTTGGCATTACACGACGGATAACTGGTAGAATTACACGGTTTAGTGTAGCAATGTTACCAGCAGTTGTTGTACCGGCTGAAGATTCAGCTAGTAGTTGCTTTTTGGTGTTTTCTAAGATAACACCCATTGTTGAGCGCTTAGTGCCCTTGAGACCTTCTAGGAGGGCTTCTTTGGTTTCACCCCAACGGCTCTCTAATAGTACTTTTGACATTTATTTCTCCTATAGTTTATGTCGTTAATTAAAGCCCTGCCAAGCGTTTGAAGTCTACGAGATTGTCATCTCCTTCAACTTCAGTCTTAACGGCAGATTTATCACCAGTTACTTCGATACTCTCACTAATCATTGCCTTCTTTGCAGCTGGCTTTGTTTCAGCGATGGTGTTCAATACTGCTGGTAGATACTTATCGAAAGCGGACTTTAGCTTTGGTGTCTGTACGCTTTCTAGTAAGTTCTTCATTACGGTAGCCTTATCTTCGTTTAGAGTACCTAGCAATTCAGCCATGGTCTTCTCACGTAGATTAGATTCCTTAATGATGCGAACTTCACGTTCTTTTGATTCAACTAATTGCTTAGTTGTTTGGATTTGCTTCTTGCTTTCGGCAAGTTGCTCTTGTGCTTGTTGTAATTGAGCAACTAGCTTACGAGTTTCAGCTTTCTCATTGAGATGAGTAGCACTGAATTCGGCAGCAAATGCTTCGAACAAGCGTTGACCAAAAGCACTCTGACGAGCACTCTTAATGTCTTCTTTTAATTGGCTAATTTCGCCTTTGAGTTGACCAGTAACAGCGGCTGAAAGTTTCTTAGCACTTTCAGAGATGAACTTAGCCTTCAAAGCATCTAGTTGTTTTTGACCTTCGGCTACTAACTTCACCTTAGCTTCAACAACTGCCTTCTTGTCAGTTTCAAATTCTTTGATTTCACGTGCTAAGGCTTGAACAACGAATTGCTCTAGCTTCTCACGGGATTCAAGTTGAACTTGACGATCGGCACGTAGTTCACGGATTTCTTCGGCTAGTTTTGTAACCATAAATTCGTTGAACTTAGCTGCGTTTTCACGTAACTGACGTTGTGCTTTTACACGATCTTCATTCATTGCTTGGCGCTCTTGCTGAAATTCTTCGATTTCAGCGATGAGGCCTTCTGTTACCATCTTGTCAAGGGCTTCGACCATAACGTTCTTGTCATGTTCGTATTTTCTCGCAAACTCTTCGCGGAGTTCACTACGCACTTGTTCACGTGCTTCGTTTAGTTTTACTTCCCATGCTTCATTGATAGCTTGGGCAGTTTCACCAGTAACGAGGCCGCTTTCAAGTAGCGGTTTGATAGCATCCATCATGCTCAATTCCCCTTGTTGATTTTTAGATCCTTGATAAGACGAACTACTTCGTCTTGCAAGTATCGCTGAACACTCGCACTGTTGCGGTCGCCCTTTAGATTTTCGATAATCTTATGACCATTTCTCATGTTCATTAGACCTTCGTAAATCGCTTTTGGATAAGCATTAGGGGCACTTGGCTGTGCTACAATGTCCACAGTGACAATTTCAAAGTCACTGACCTTGCCAGTCATCTCGTCAACGTTTCCGCTTCCACGACTACTGACACCGAGTTTCACACCAGCACCTAGCATTTTGGCGATAACATCGCCCATAGGAGTTGGTAAAATTTTTAGTTTGCCCAAACCATTATGACCGTCCATCCACATACTTTCAATAGTATGAGATACACGGTCCAAATTGATTTTGAGGTCATCAGGATGGTCAACTTCGCCTAAAACGGAGTTACCATCTCTAATTTGTTCATTGAGGGTTTCAACGGCACGTTCGATCTCCGAGACAGGGTAAACACGCTCATTAGCGTTCTTTACCCCGCCCTGGATGAAAATGCCCTTCATATAGAAGGACTTTCCATGATCGCCCTGCTCACTTTCAACGATAATACCAGCGTTGTTGTAAGTCAGATTTTCACGTAGGTACAATGCCATTTCCCTATGTTCCTTAGATGCGGCGCTTGGCTGTCTTTGACTCGCCAACTACACTCTTGTTGTTTACGCCACTAGCTTGTGATGTTGTTGGCTTTGCAGCTGGCTTTAGTTTGCCGGCATTGCCACCAACTTTGTTTACGTTACCAGCATCATCAGTTGTTTCGCCTTTTGTGTAAGCGTTTGATGGCTTCTTAGCACCTGTTGGTACTGTTTCACTGCCGTCAAACTTTACTGGCTTACCGCCTGTTTCTAGACGCTTTGGGTTTTGTAGTGTTGGACTTTTTGTCTGAGCACCGTTGTCACCGTGTGTTACTGAAACTTTCTTTAGTTGAACAGCTTCCATAACTTCGTCTTCTTCGCCGCCGAAGTCTTCTTCGCCGCCTTCTTCGTCACCTAGGTCTTCTTCGCCACCGAAGTCTTCGCCTTCATCGCCGCCCATTTCAGCTTCAAACTCAGCCATTAGCTGGTCTAGCTTTTCTTCTAGGTCAACAACGCGGTCTTCTAGGTCTTCTTCGCCACCTTCTTCGTCGCCGAATTCGTCAGCTTCTTCGTCGCCGAATTCTTCTTCGTCGTCAAATTCTAGTTCTTCTTCGCCGCCTTCTTCGTCACCGAATTCTTCTTCACCAAATTCTTCGGCAATAGTTTCTTCGGCTTCTAGTTCGTTCATGTCGTCGCCTAGCATTTCAGCATCGTCTTCGGCCATGATTGATTCATAAATCTCACGACTCTTTTCAACTACGATATCGTGAAATAGTTGTTCTGCTTGTTCTTTATTTTCGTTGATGATTAGATCGATCAACTTTTCAAATTTCTGTGCGCTCATTATTTGTCTCCTGTAGGTTAAATGGCATTTGTATTTTATTTAGTGCGATAGTATGGAAACACACGTAAAATAGTGTATTTTTTAGAGTTTTTGTGAATTATAAGGCTGGAGCTTGTTCTGGCGGCTTATATTGCTGTCTGATTTTCTTGAGGTCGTTTGCTTTTTCGAATGACTGAACATCTTTCATTCGGCGAATTTTATTTAGCATACCGAGCGTAAGTTTAGTTTTACGAGCTTCGCCCCACTTAGGAGCAGAGTTATCTTTCTCCAAGTCTTGAAAGCCTCCAGGGGCGGCGTCGAAAAATTCTAATAGTAGCATAATGGTATTTATCTTAGATAGCTGGTGGCGGCGGCATACCGCCAGCTGGAGCACCCATGCCCATGTCACCACCAACTGGTGGCACTGATTCAGGACCCATGGCAGCATCACCGCCTTCGGCTGCCGCGGCGTCTAAGCCATCAGCAGTTTCCAAGTCGCCCTCGATATCACCCGCAGAGATACCGATGCTTCGTAAGTCACTGCCCTTAGCTTCATCAGCTTCAGGTTCTGTACGCTCTTCACGCCATAGCTTTTCGTTTTCTTTGATCTCTTCTTCGCTCAATCCTAGGAAACGCTTCATACTGAAACGAGTACTCATGTATGGTAACTGACTCATTGTTTGGAATGTGGTTACACGGGCAGTATCTAGTTCTGCTTGGCGATATGAAGCAAAGTTTTGAGGAGCATTGAACTTGATATCGAATAATGAAGCATCGATGTTGAAGCCACGCCATCTCATAAACAATTTAAACTCTTCGTTTAGTTTACGAGCAATATAACCCTGTAGACGTTCACAATATTGATTGAAACGGAATTCTTGAATCATGGCAGTGCCGACTCGGCCATCAGATAATGGCGTTTGCTGGTCTTCTGGACCAGTAGGTAGATATGAGCTAGGGATTCGTAGACCACGAGCTAAACGATTGTTGAAGTACTTCAAGTCATCGATTTCGCCCAAATTATTACCGCCTTGTAGCATCTCTACTGTTGAACCACGACCTTCACTATTGACGGGGAAGAAATAATCTTCGTTCATTGATAGTGGGTTGTAGGTTGAGTCAACTAAGGAAGCACCACCGGCTGGACTTGGGATACGGCGTTGATGAATCTCGTCTTTGATGCGGTTTACAAATGCCATAGCCATGTGTGATGGCATATTACCTACGTCAATTTTAAACATACGTCTTTCAGGCGCTCGTTGAATTCGATAGATAAGAATAGCGTCTTCAAGCAATTCTTTTTGCTTATAGACTTTGAATACGTTTTCTAAGATAGATTGACCGAATGGCCAGTATCTGTCTAAGCCCTCAGTTAGTGATAAGTGTACGATGTGCTTAGCGTCAATAGCACTCTCTTGGATGCCCACTGAGAATCGTGAGCCAGCTACTGATGCCGCTTGTGGCACAGTGTAACCACCACCGCCTCCGATACCACCACCCGTGCCACCAAAACCAGTTGATGGGTTCATGCCTAAGTCGGTTGTTGTTTTAGGGGCTACTGTTAAGTTCTGTAGGTTGATGTTGATATCTTTAACAACATACTGCTCTGGCTCTTTGCCTTCGCTTTCATTTACGATTACTTTACTGACCTTAATCATGTCAACCCAGAACAATTTGAATGTTTCTGGATCACGGATGAATACTTGGTCACCGTACTTCATTGTGTTTCTGAATAGCTTGAAGATACGAGTATCAAATTCGTTTAGCTTACACCATTGCTTGAGTTGTTTACTGACGAGTTCTACTTCTGTTTGAGTAGGGTCATCATTGAACTTGATATCAAATGGAGTGCCGTTGTGTTCGTTTGTTTGAGTTGAGAACTCACTTAGAATGTCTAAGCAGGCGTTGATTTCAGGATCAACGTCCATCATCTCATATTGATTGTATCGTTCTACACGGTTAGGGTGACCTGTGTATACTTCTGATAGGCGACTGCCGTAGTTTCTGAATGAGAAATCTGTAGACCCCATGTTGGCGCCTGCAGGATTAGAACCGCTGTTCCAATTTCCGGTAGCGGCGCCACTGATAGTGCTCAGAGCACCAGATTGATTTGTAAAGCGTTTCTTGTAAGACATCGTTTATTATTTATCAAGCAAGAGCAGTCGCAGTTTTCTTATGAAAGCTATTGGCGTCTGACAATAAATTGATAATCTCATTGTTTTGGTCAGCGATTGTTGATAGCACATCTGCTACCATTTTCATTGTATTATCATCTTGATTGAACATACTATTGTTCATAGCTTGCTTGCTTACCCCGTCATTCATAGGGATAACAGCTTCATCACCGTGTAGTTCTACATTGTAGCC